CAGCGGTGAGTCTTCGGATCCCTGCGATGTTAGTCCAGGTTTCTACTGTTCGCCACCCGATATTAAGCCGGTGGAAGCTATAACTGAATTAAGTTGCCTTAAAGTTTGGATTTAATGTGTGAGCCATGTACACGGACTTGGATATGTCCATTGTAGTAATCGTCGGATTCTAATACTTTGCGGTCGAATTGTTCTCGGGCCTCAACGTAAGATGTTTCTGCTTTGCTTTTACAGTAATGTAATATTTCGCGGGTGAATTTGTCTTTGCCTAAAGCGTCTATGTCTTTAGATAGTTCAACGCTGGACCCGTAGTATTCCTGCCAGTCGCTGTCAATTTTACTTCTAATCTTCTTTTTCTTCTTGGTGCCGTTCTTTAACTTTACAGTCTTGTAGGTCGTTTTACTAAATTTTGCTAATTTTTTGCCGATATAACGGCGACCTGTGACTGTATTAGTGATGCAATAAACAAAACCAATACAGTCTTCAGGCAATTCTGAGACCTCAGTACTCTGATAAGTCCAGTTGTTCAATTACTTTGCTGCCTTAGCTTCCTTGCGAGCATTCTTTTCAGCAGTAATTTCGTTGCGGCGAGCCTTAACAGCCTTGCCCATTTCAGCTAACGCCTTGCGAGCACGAGTACCGGCAGCACTGTTGCCTGCTGTAAACTTTGCATCTTCTGACATATATGCATCAAATGCGGCTTGTAGTTCATTTTGTGTTGACATTTTGTTTTTCCTTAAGTTCTTTTCTTTTAGCTTTTGCTTCTTTCTTTGCCTTGAGTGAAGCCTTGTACTCAAGTCTTTGGCCTTTCAAATAAACCCTGTGGTCTCTTTGAAACTGCATTACAGCTTTTCGAAGTTGATTTAGATCATTTTCTAAAGCTATAATAGCATGCCTAACTTTCAATGCAGATGTCTGATTAGGTTTATTTTGCAAATGCATATTAGCATTATGCATGGTTACTAAATCATTTACAACCTGCTTGTATAGTTCTGTGTACTTGTTTAGCATTATGCTTCTACGTAGTCGACATTATTTGAGTAAGAGGTAAAACCGTTCTCTTTAATAACTTTTAAGACGTTGTTTACTCGTCCTACCAGCTCATCTTTGTGCGAAATCAAGTATATATTCTTACTTCTTTCACGTGCCATCTTCTTTAGAACTGCTAAACCAGACTCTACACCTGCTGCATCCATACCTGCATCAATCAATTCGTCAATGAATAACAGATTAATGTGTTGGTACAAGTTTTCCCACACATCACGGAACGCCCAGCTTAGGCTCAAGATGAGCCTATTTCGTTCACCTCTACTGAGATTATCGAAGTCTAAGTCCTGTCCTAGCTGTGTAATTTCCACATTTAGATCGTTCTGAAACACAACAGTATGTGGCAATCCCATCTTACTGATATAGTAGCTGAGTCGTTTATTCAAATGTGCTAAGTTTTGATCAATAATCTTTTTACGAATAAAGCTGTCTTTGTTTGTTAGCAGTTTTAACAAAAACTCTTGATGATCTTTTAACTTTGATAGCTCGTTAACAGTAGTCCAGTCGATTGCTTGAATCGCAGTTTTCTTTAATTCTGCAATTTGTTCATCGTAAGGATTTGTTTCTTCGGCTTTGGCTTCTAATGCACGTTCCAATGTTGCTAAATTGTTCTTATGCCCTAGTGCTTCTGCTTCGGTGTCATAGAATGTGTTGGGTTTATGCAGAGTATCCCCACTACCGATTTCAGCTAATGTCTTTTCTAGATCTCCAGAGACTTTGTCAAAGTATGCTTGTGCCTCGGACAGATGTTGCACAGCAGATGCAGCCATTTCTTCGTGTTTATGATCGTGTAGCTCTTGTTCACACGACGGGCATGTTTTGCTTTCTAACGATTCAACTTCACGTAGATATTTGTCTCTAGTCTTTTGTGCTTGTCCAACAGCTGATTCTAAAGTAGCCCGTTGTTTGTTTAAGTTACGAATCTTTAAATCGTTCTCATTCCATAGTTTTAAATTTATATGGGCAATTAGTTCAGCTTCAATGTCTACAGCTTCTAAATTTAAGATAGCTTTGCCAAGGCTTTCTAATTCATTAGTGTATTTGTTACCCCACGCTGAGCTTTTAATGATTAAACTGTCAATGCTCTTCTGAACATTTTCGTTTGCAGTTTTAATGCCCTCAATTTTATATGTTTCTGATTGAATAGAGTCTTTGACAGCTTTAACTTCGGCCTTTAATCGCTCTGCTTTTTCAGAAAGTAACGTAATACCTAGTAATTGCTCAATAACTTCTCGTTGATCAGCAGCCTTCATACTTAAAAAGGGCTCTGTATAAGTGTTAAGAGCAACTAAGTGCTTGAACATAGTATGGCTCATACCTAACAATTCTTCAATTGCCTTCTGAGTTTCTCTACTATCTCCTTGACTATCGTCGTCATCTTTAGTCTTTTGTTCTTGATTGTTAACAAAGAACTTTAGTACGTTAGGTTTACGACCACGTTCAATTCTAAAACTTTGATTATTAACATCAAATTCTACAGTAACTAACATATGCTTTGCATTAGTTTTGTTAATTAAGTTTTCTTTTTTAATGTTTGTTAATGCAGTACCATACAATGCGTAGCTCAATGCATTAATCATGGTAGTTTTACCCGTGCCGTTGCGTGATCCGCTATCGTCCCCACCTAAGTCAACGTTCTCACCTAATACTAGTGTCAGTGCTTCTTTGTCAAAATCAACAGCTTGAGTTTGATTTCCTACGGATAAGAAATTCTTTACAGTTATATTTTTAATTTTGAACATTATAGATTATTATAGATATCTAGTAGAACTTTTTTATCGAACGAATCGCTTTCAATTGCGACCAGTTGTTCTGTTACGATTTGATCAACACTTTCAAATTTTGAGTCAGCAGTATCATCGACTACTGCATCTAAATTATCTTTGTCTTGAATTAGGCTAATTTCTCGAATATCGTGCTCTGCAACAAATGTTTCTTTGATAAAGTTTGCCTCTTCGAAACTAATATCAATGTCAAGATTAACCTTTAAGTACATTTTACTCTTCATCAAGGTGTCTTTTTCGTCAAGCAACCTGCTGAGTTTTAAGCTACGGAACTTAGGAGCATCGGGCCAGAGTCTAAATTCTGGCTTGCCGCCCCAGGACATGAACATCATTCCTCTATCATCGTCCCATGTGTCTGAGAAATTGTGAGGAAATGCATTGCCAATGTAGACAATTTTATCTCGTTGTTGACGTTTATGGAAGTGTCCGCTAAACACATAGTCTTGATGCTTGAAGTGTTCGGCTTTAAGTTCACCGTGATCAGGCATCTGCACCATGGCGTTCATATAGAACAACGGCAATTCAAAATGCCCAAACATGTATTTGCTTTTAACTTGACTAATAGTCTTCCATTCATCGCCTACTAGCCACGGTACTAACGTAACGTCTCCAACAGTTGTTACTTTTTCAACCACAGTAACACCAGGAATGTGACGTCCAAATGACGAGCTATGAATATCACGCTTGTCTTTATAGAACAGATCGTGATTACCTGGAAACCAGTAGAACTGCTCAAAGGCAGCACCTAGCTTTTCTAGGCACCTCATACTAGTATCTAAAGTAATTAGATTGATAGAGTTGCGATTGTGATGCCAGTCGCCAAGAAAGATACAGGTTTCGCACCCTTCTTTCTTAGCTTCTGCAATAAACCAATCTACAAAGTCTTCACAATCCTGATTGTGTGTGGCACTGTTGGACTTGAGTCCGAAATGTATGTCTGTGAAACAGGCAACTTTCTTGAATAACTGCATTAATGTGAGTCTCCTACTTGATAGTATAGCAGGTTATTGTTATGCAGATCAAGCCCCTTCTTCTTCTTCGATGTCCGGTTCTTCTGATTTTGGCTGTCTAAAATGTTTATACAACTCTGCTTGGCGTGCAGTCTCTTCAGCGAACTCGTCTCGGTATTGTCGAGTTGAGCTAGGAGTTAATCCGTTAACTTCTAACATATCATCCCGAATATTTTGCATTTTCTTTTCAATGTTTAACACTCTGGTAAAACTGTTAGTTACTGCGGCAGTGTAATATGCAAACGGATTTTCAGATTTAGACTCGTCAAATTGTAATCCAATCTGCGATAACTGTAGAATTGCTTGTCCACGCATCTCTTCGTTGTAGGTATAGCCACGCCAATTAGATCTTTGTGCATATCGCTCGCTTAATTTAATAAACATCTTACCTAGATTTTCAGTAATACGACCGTGCTCTTTTGAAAATGCACCAGAGTCAACAGGACCTTTCCAATGACTTTTTCCTACACACACTAGTTCATCATTCTCGTTGTATTTCCAGTGTTGGAACGGAGGAAAGTTAATCTTGTCGTGAGCATCTGCTGTGCTTTTAACTGTTTTCTTACGCCCTGGTGCAGTAGGAATATGATCAAAAGTCATTACTCTAAACACTAAGTCTATTTTTGGAATAGTTTTGTAGTCAGGAGTGCATTCTGCTAACTTTATTTTCTTATCTCCTGCGATCCTTGCTTCGGTAAATGCAATAATCCCTAATCGTTTAGCACGATTTCTTTTTGCTTCTGCTGCTGTACGAATATTAATCTTGTCAACACTAGGTAAAATTAAATCATGTTGGCTGTATTCTGGACTGGTAAAACTTGAAAAAGTATTCTTACTCTTGTGAATCTCTGCTAATAAATCTTTGTTATTAAGGTACCGGACTTTGCGGCCAGTTGGTGATATTGTTATGGACATCTATTGATTGTCTCCTTTTGTAAAGTGTAGCATTTTAACTACACCGCAGTCAACCATTAAAATGGTGTTTTATTTATTGGGTTAAATACACTATAGGAGATATTACGATGCCGTGGAGAGT